AAAGCATTGATGAAGCAATTAAGGAAAGTCTTACTCTTGCAAAAGAGAAGTCTAAAAGTAAAGAAATAAAACAAGCTAGTTTACCATATCATGATGAACTAGATGAAAAAGGCGAACCTACTGGGAACGTTGTATTTAAATTTAAATGCAAAGCAGTAGTCACTATGAAAACTGGTGAAACGTTTGAAAACAAACCCGCAATATTTGACGCTAACGGCATACCCGCAAAAGACGTTAATGTATGGGGAGGTTCAGAACTTAAAGTAAGTGCTGAATTAATTCCGTATTATACTTCTATGGTGGGTGCGGGAGTCTCAATGAGACTTAGAGCTGCCCAAGTTATTAAACTTGTCGAGGGTGGAAACAATTCAACTGGATATGGCTTCAAGAAAGAAGAAGGCTTTGCAGTTTCAGAAACCCAGGAGTTTGATAATGAGACACAACCAGTGGTGGCCCAAGAAGACGACTTCTAAGTATAGGTCGGGACTTGAAGAACAAATAGCAAAACAATTAACATATTCAAAAATTAAATTTGAGTATGAAACAAAAGTTATAAAATATATCAAACCAGAAAAGTCACATAGGTATACACCTGATTTTGTATTAACAAAAAAAGATGGAAGCCTTATGTACATTGAAGGTAAGGGTAGATTTTTAACGGCTGATAAGCAAAAACATATTTTAGTTAAGAAACTTTATCCAGACTTGGATTTAAGATTTGTCTTTTCTAATTCACAAACTCGCATATCCAAAATATCTAGAACGACATATGCTATGTGGTGTCAGAAACATGAGTTTAAGTATTCTGACAAATACATACCAAAAAGTTGGATAGCCGAGTTAAAATAGTGTATACAAACAACGGGGTAAGTTCATAGCTTACCTTTTCTGTAGGCCCTTAGATTAACGTCTAGGGGCCGTTTGTTTTTAAGCCAAAAATTTTTAGAGGAATATCAATATGGAAAATAGTGAATTTTCATATCACGCTCCTTGTTTCGAATGTGGCAGTAAAGACAACGTTGCCGTTTATTCAGACTCACACGGCCATTGCTTTGGTTGTGGTCATTATTATTCAACATACGAAAAACAAGAGGTGGCTATGGAAACAACAAATAAAGAATTAGTTCAAGGCGAATGCAAACCTTTAATTAAAAGAAAAATAAATAAAGAAACTGTTACTAAGTTTAATTATCAAACTGGTAAACACAATGGTAAGAACGTACAAATTGCAAACTACTACGACAAGAATAATAAATTAGTTGCACAAAAATTACGTTACCCAGACAAATCCTTTCAATGGATTGGTGATAGTAAGAACGCTGTATTGTTTGGACAAAACTTATGGCGTAACGGTGGAAAACAAATCTGTATTTTAGAAGGTGAGATTGACTCAATGAGTTTATCTTCTCTTCAAAATAATAAATGGGCTTGTGTTTCTATCAAGACTGGTAGTCAAGGTGCTAAGAAAGATTTACAACAGCAACTCGAATGGTTAGAAAAATTTGAGTCTATTGTATTGATGTTTGACTCGGATTCTGCGGGGCAATCCGCAGCTCAAGAATGTTCTAAAATCTTTACACCTGGAAAATGCAAGATTGCAACGCTTCCACTTAAAGACGCTAACGAAATGTTAGTGCAAGGTAAGACAAAAGAATTAATCGACTGTATGTGGGGTGCTAAAGCCTACAGACCAGACGGTATAATTTCTGGTGAAGAAATATTTGATACATTAGTTAAAGAAGATACAAACCAAACTATTCCATATCCATTTGAATGTTTAAATACAAAAACAAAAGGAATGCGGACTGGTGAATTGGTTGTAATAACTAGTGGTACTGGCCAAGGTAAATCACAATTATGCAGACACATAGGACACCACTTAATTAAACAAGGTGAGAGTGTTGGTTACATTGCATTAGAAGAAAGTGTTAAACGAACTGCACTTGGTATCATGTCAATAGACGTTCAAAAACCATTACACTTAGATAGGAAAGTTATAGACGATGACACATTTAAAAATAGTTTTAGTTCAACAGTGGGTAGTGGCTTGTTGTATCTATACGACAGTTTCGGTTCAACCGAGTCTGAAAATTTGTTATCCAAAATTCGTTACCTTGCTAAGGGTCTTGGTGTACGTTGGGTTATTCTTGACCATCTTAGTATTGTCGTTTCTGGATTAGAAACTTATGACGAACGTAAACTAATTGACATCACTATGACTAGACTAAGAAGTTTAGTTGAAGAGACTGGCATTGGTTTAATCTTAGTATCACATTTAAGAAGACCCGAAGGTAACAAAGGTTACGAGGACGGTGTCCAAACATCTTTGAATGCTTTGCGCGGCTCGCAGGCCATAAGCCAATTAGCTGATTGCGTGATTGGATTAGAGCGTGACCAGAATGATGACGAGAATAAAAAATTCACAACAGTACGTGTTCTTAAAAACAGACACGTAGGTGACACGGGCAAGTGTGGAACTTTGTTTTTTAATGAGGACACAGCGTGTCTCTTAGAAACAAAGGAAAGAAATGACTTCTAAACCAATAACAAAAAGAAAACGAACACTAAAACTAAAACAAGTTTGGTCTCTCACTGCTGAAATACAAACAGCAATGAAATGGGCAAAGGCTAATCCAGATTGTGACGTTGTTTTAGGACTACCTTCCGCACAATATAAAGACGTTGCGGAAGCTGTCTTAAATCAAATGTCAGTCTTAGATGAAGCTGCATGTCGAGTCCAAATAGAATTAACAACAGTACATTAATTATGAAATTACCAATAATAAATAAAAAAATATTAAACGCACCATTCGTTTCTTTATATTGGAAAGATATAAACGGAACGGCTGAGTGGTTAAATTTAAAAGAAGCTGTAAATAGCAAAGTTACAATTTGTATTTCAAATGGTTGGCTTATTAGAGCAGACAAAGAATTACATATTCTTGCTGCGGATGTAAATTTTAATTCAGACGGTACTTTAGGTGACGTAGGTAACGTAACAACTATTCCAACAGTAAATGTAATTAAAATAAAGAAGATTAAAATATGAAATATGTTTTCGATTTAGAAAGCAATGGATTATATAATGATGTTAGTACCGTACACTGTATTGTTTTAAAAGATATAGACTCTAATAAAATAATACAAGTTGATGTTAAGAAAGCTTTAAAATTATTATCTGAAGCTGAGTTAATAATAGGACATAACATTATTAAATATGACATTCCTGTTCTAAAAAAATTATATGGATTTGAAACTAAAGCAAAAGTTTTTGATACATTAGTTGCTACACGACTAATTTGGTCTGACTTAACAGACTCAGATATGAAGCGTGTACATACAATAAATTATCCTAGAAGTTTAGTAAACCGACATAGCCTTAAAGCATGGGGCATAAGATTAGGAAATTATAAACAACAAATAGACACGGACTGGTCTGTGTTTACACAAGAAATGTTAGAGTATTGCATTCAAGATGTAGAAGTTACTCACACATTATATCAAAAGATTTTGGGTCAAAAAATTTTCAGCGAATCTTTAGAATTAGAACACGCTGTGGCCCAGATTATAAGTAGGCAAGAAATATATGGTGTGTTGTTTGATAAAGAAAAAGCAACAAAGCTATACGCTGAGTTGTCTAGTGAACGTGACACTATCAAACAAGAAATGGAAGAAACTTTTAAGCCTATAACTATTAAAAGAGTTTCTGAAAAGACTGGCAAACCATTAAAAGATAAAGTGGTAGAGTTTAATCCATCTAGTCGTAGACAAATAGCTGACAGATTAAAGACAAAGTATAACTGGAAGCCAGTTGTATTTACCAATGATGGGTTACCAAAAGTTGATGACACAGTTTTAAACTCATTAGACTTTCCCGAAGCTAAATTACTTGCACGTTATTTTCTTTTAGAAAAGCGTATTGGTATGTTGGCTGAAGGTAAACAAGCTTATCTAAAACTAGAAACAAAAGGGAGGCTACATGGAACTGTAAATACTAACAATGCAGTAACAGGTAGGGCCACTCATATGCATCCTAATTTAGGACAAGTACCCGCAGTGAGTGTCCCTTATGGTAAACAGTTTAGAGAATTATTTACTGTACCTAAAAATAAAAGTTTAGTGGGATGTGATGTAAGCGGACTCGAATTACGATTACTTGGCCACTATATAGCAAAGTTTGACAACGGTAGTTACGCTGACGTTGTAGTCAACGGTGACATACATACTGAAAATCAAAAGTTAGCGGGTTTAGACACTCGTGACCAAAGTAAGCGTTTTCTGTATGCATGGCTTTATGGAGCGGGAGTGTCGAAAATAGCAGAAGTGACTGGTAAATCTAACAAGGACGCAGCTCAAGTTAAAAAGCGTTTCTTAAATAGATTACCCGCATTAAGTAAATTAATTAAACAAGTACAATTATCAGCAGAGCGTGGTTATTTATTAGGTCTTGATAAAAGACATATTAAAATTCGTAATGCGTTTAGCGCACTGAACAGTTTGCTTCAAGGAGCAGGGGCCGTAGTGTGTAAACAATGGTTAATTGAATTTGATAAAGCAATCAAAGATTTTAAAGATGTTCAACAAGTACTTTGGGTACACGATGAAATACAAATTGAATGTCCGCAAGATAAAGCAGAAGAGATTGGAAAGTTAGCTGTCGAATGTATCGAACGAACTGGCAAACATTTTAATTTAAGAGTGCCTCTAACAGGCGAATACAAAATCTCAACAAATTGGAGTGGAACACATTAATGCCAAAAGGAAATAATAAGTTCGACCTGGATTTAAAGTACGGTCAAGAACGAGAACAACAAGTAGCTAACTTATTGATTGCAGACAAATCAAAAGTAGAAGTTAAAACTGAAAGAGACTGGTGGGCCAAGACTGGTAACATCGCAATAGAAATAGAAAGTTGGGGTAAGCCTAGCGGACTAGAAGCAACTGAAGCTGACTATTGGGTACACATATTAGCCCACGGTAAACAAGACTTTTGCAAACTTATATTTAAAGTTTCGCAACTTAAAAAAATAGTAAAAAAGTTTTCTAAAAATACAAAAATGGTAGGAGACCACCACGCTTCTAAGTGTGTTCTTATACCATTAGCAAAACTTTTTTTACAAAAATAATAATCAACAAGGATAGGAATGAAGAAAACAATAATAGTAGACGGGGATATTGTGGCTTATAAATCCGCAATACAATCCGAAGTAGACACCCATTGGGGTGATGGTTTCTGGACGCTACATGCGGAAGAGACTCAAGGAAAGTATCTAGTTGCTTCAGAAATAGAAGACCTAAAAGAAAAGCTAGGTGCAGATAAAGTAATAGTAGCGTTGACAGATAAAAACAATTTTAGAAAAGATGTTTTACCAACGTACAAAGACAATAGAAAACAAAAGCGTAAACCTATTTTGTTAAGTCCATTACGTAAGTTTTTAATAGATGAATACCAAGCAATTATTTATCCTAATTTAGAAGCTGATGATGTTATGGGTATACTGGCTACCAAACCATCTAAAGGGGAACGTAAAATAATTTGTTCTATAGATAAAGACCTAAGACAAATTCCAGGTCATTTATATAATGGTGAGTCTCTTACTAAGTACACAAAAAAACATTGTGACTGGTGGCACATGGTTCAGACATTAACTGGTGATGCAGTGGATGGATTTTCTGGCTGTCCTACAGTTGGAAAAATAACAGCACAGAAAATACTTAGTGACAAGAACATGCCACTTAAAAAAATGTGGGAACTAGTTGTTAAGACATATGAGAAACACGGTCTGTTTGAGCATGACGCTTTTCAACAAGCTAGAGTTGCTAAAATTTTAAGACACGGTGATTACAATTTAAAAACTGGTGAGGTTACTCAATGGCAGATTTAATTAAAGAGCCACCACATTATACGCAGCACAAAATAGAACCAATAGATTTTATTATTGCTAACAAATTAGATTTTTGTACTGGCAATGTGATTAAGTATTTACTGAGACACACTAAGAAGAATGGTGTCCAAGATTTACTAAAAGCAAAACAGTACATAGATTTTATTATTAATAAACAACTCAAAGAAACTAAATAGGAACAACATGGATTATAGCAAAGACACAAACTTATCTGAAGCGGGTCTCAGAATATTAAAAGACCGTTACTTAACTGACAAAGAACAAAGTCCACAAGAGGCTTTTTACAGAGTAGCAAAAGTATTTTCTGATGACTCAGAAATGGCTGAAAGAATTTATGGTTATGTGTCTAATCTATGGTTCATGTTTTCTACACCTATTTTAACAAACGGTGGTACTCAAAAAGGTATGCCAATTTCATGCTTTTTAAATTATGTACCAGACAGCAGAGAAGGTTTAACAACTCACTACACAGAGAATGCATTTTTAGCTTCAGTCGGTGGTGGTATCGGAGGTTTCTGGGGCCACATAAGAAGTGACGGGACCGGTACATCTGGTGGCTCACAATCATCAGGTTCAATACCATTTATGCATGTAGTAGATAGTGAAATGTTAGCCTTTTCTCAAGGTAAAACTAGAAGAGGAAGTTATGCAACATACCAAGATATATCTCATCCAGAAATTGAAGAGTTTTTGGAATTACGTAAACCCAGTGGCGGTGACATTCATAGGAAGTGTCTTAATCTGCACCATGGGATTAATATTTCTGACAGCTTTATGTCTATTATCAATCAATGCACTATTAACCCTAGTGCTAACGATGATTGGCAACTTATTGACCCACATACAAAAAAAGTTATTCGAACAGTCTCCGCTAAAAGATTGTGGCAAAAGATTCTTGAGACTAGGGTTGCCACTGGTGAGCCTTACCTATCTTTCATTGACACAATACAAAAAAGTTTGCCCCTCTCCCAAAAGAAATTGGGATTAAAGGTACATCACTCAAATTTGTGTAGTGAAATAACATTACCAACCAACGAAGAACGAACAGCAGTTTGTTGTTTGTCTTCATTAAATTTAGAAAAATATGATGAATGGAAAGAAGACCCTA